CCGGCCCATCCCGGGGCCCGCCCACTCCCACTGAGGGGGGGCACTGGCAATGCGGAGTGCTGGTCCGCAACGCCAATGACATCGTGAAGGTCGGGGGCGTCCCGTTCTGCTGCTTCGGCCGCGGTCCCGGCGACGTCTACCTGCAAGGAGGAGCCCCATGTTGCTGGAGGCACATGGTGGAGCTCGCAGTCCTCGACCTCGCGCAAGACAGCATGAGCCGCGCGCTCAGTGAGTTGATGGAGCACACTGACCCCAACGGCCGATACACCGTGTTCGCCCTCCGCCGGAGAGTGAGGGCTTACGAGCACGCAGGAGGCGACGCACGCTGGGCCCGCCACACATGGGCTAGGCTCGGCGCGTTCCTCACCCAGCGGCCACCAGGCCCAAACCTGCCAGTGCACGGCGATCGGGCCCCACCCACCGGCTCCAGCCGATATGAAGGTGGAGCGGCGCCGCCATGCCCCACCCCGGTAACAGCACGCGGGCGAGGCCGGGCGAGAGGGGCGGCAGCCCACCGCGGCGGAAGGGGTGGCAGGGGCCAGGCACAAGCGCCATACCCTACCCCCAAGCCCCTCGGCGTGGACCGGGCGCTCGACCACTTCCAGGACTTCGTGCATGTTCGCTCTGGCGGCAATCTCACGGCAGTGCCTCAATACGTGGCCGACCGCGCCGCTGGGCCGGACGCCCCCTTCCCCGAGGAGCAGCGCTGGGACAAGGTGCTCATCAGCCGCCTCGTGCCCGGGGCCCGCCGCACCGAGGAGCTCCTGGCAGTGGCATACGTCCCCCGCTACATCTACCGGAAGGCCGAGCCCGCGGACTGTGGCGTCGTTGCCTTGCGCTGCGCCGCTGCCGCCCGCTGCCGAGCCGCACTGCCGGCCAGGGCCTACACTCCGGCCAGCATGGCCACAGCCGCCGCGGAGCTCAAGGGCAGCTGCCCATGTTGCGACGAGCTTGACGGGCTGGTGACGATAGTTGGCACTGGGGTAGCCGACCATCATGCCCGGGACACATGGCGACCGCTCAACGCTGGCAAGGGGCACGACGCCATTTGGCTCATCCCGCAGCTGAATGTCAATCACGCCGCCTACATACTGCCAGCAAACAAGACAGCGGCAGCCCGCCTCAGCGCCATCATGTGGGCGCCCACGCGGCAAGCGGCCATTGCCCAGGCCCTCACCAACCGGACAGATGCGTCCAAGCGGCACACCGAGGCTGTCATGCGCCTGACACTGCTACCCCCCGACGCAGCATCCACGAGCGCTTCCCTCCCCGCGCTCCCTGCCCATCCGCCACCGGCAGCCCCCGCGGGGCCCCCCCCAGCCGCGCCACCCGCCTCCGCCGCCACCACCCAGGCAATTGCAGCGACCCCCACCGCCATGACCAGCCCAAGCGCAGCACCCCCGCCGCTTGCCACGCCACCAGCCGCCCCTCTTCCCGCGGTCCCAACGCCTGTCATGGCCGTGGCGGTCGCAACCGCCCACACCGCCCAGCCGCCCGCCCCGCCCCAGCCGCTGCCTTTGCGAGCACCGCCAATGCCACACAGGCCACTGCCCATGGCTAGAGACCGCGCCCCCGACGCGCCGTTTCGCCTGCCAAACGGGCTATTCGCCACCCATCAGGATGGCAAGGCCGACATGGATGGTCTTCAGAGCCTGCTGCAGCCAGCCCTCGTGGCGCAGTGCCTCGCCAATGGAGTTGAAGCCACGGCCAAGAACTGCCGCGACATGGGGGTGCTACAACGCAACATCGAGCGGGCAGCACTCGCCAACGCTAGCACGGCCCGCTCCTTGACCTGCACGCTCTTCCCCAAGTTGCCATTCTGCCACCTCTGCGCCGGCGACGAAGAGCCTGGCTGGTGCTACTGCGACGTGTGGATACGGGTGCCCCGCGACCTGGTGGTGAGCTCAGCGTTGCGGGAATTGCAGGAGACCGTCGGCGACCTCCAAGCCTCCAGTCGACTGGTGGAAGTCACTGGATGTGCAGGGAGCTGTAGCTGTCCCATCCAGAACGACCCCGGATTGCCCTGCCAACACCAGCTGCAGCACACCCTCGACCGGGCCATATACGACTCCGACGACCAACGCGTGCGTGATCGCAGCCACATCATCGCCGGGCTCCCCGTCAGCCGTGCGCAAGCCTGGTGCGTCGTAGGCATCCAGGTGGTTCTCCCACGCCTCACCATGGACTCGCCCTTCTTCCGCCTCGAGTGGGTGTCTCGTCACAAGCCACTGCCCATGGTGGGCCGGCAAGCGGCCACCGGCAACTGGAAGTTCTACCAGGAGCATCTGAAGCTGCGTGGCTGCGATGACACATACCACACCGGTTGCGAGTACTATGACGTGGAGTTCGCCCACCTCATGGGGATGCACGCCGAGCTTCCGTCACACGGATGCTCCGCGCGGGAAGAGCTCGGCTTCGCATTCTCGCACCGCGAGGGGGCTGACGGGTGGTTGATCATGGAGGCCAGCCGAACGGAGAAGGTCCTCAACCAGACCGCTCCGCTGGTGGCGATGAACACTGCCTCGCTGAGCCCGGCTGAGAAGGCAGTGGCAGGGCAGGCCATCATCCCGCAAGTGACCACCTTCTCGCTGGGACCCCTCAGCGTCAACTGGATGGCTTACAGGGGAATCTGCCGCCCGGTCGGACGCGCACTCCTGGACAAGCTCAGCCGCCCTGGGCTAGCCACAGAGCCCGTGGCGGTCAGCAGCGACAAGAGCCTCCAGAAGCTGATGATGGGCCGCATGATCCAGGTGGCCAACACGGAAGTGCTGCGCTTGAAGGAGCAGGGTGAGATCTCCGACTACGTCAGCGTCACCGAGCTAGTCACCGCCGCCGTCACCATCGCCCACAAGGCGGCTATCAAGACCGTAGCCGACGTGCACCGCGGCCTCCAAGCCCCTGATTGCGAGTACGAGCGCGACCGCAAGGTGGTCACCACCGGCCAGGCCGAGCGGCCCAACATCTTGCAGCGATTGGCTGGTAGACGCGCCCAGCTGCATGATGCGGACAAAGGAGACTCCCTCATCCGGCGTGCTGCCCGCTGCGTGCGGGACGCCATTACTCCTACCCCGCCCGCCCCTCACCGGCCCTGCCCTCACACTTCCGACTACCACAACAACATCGCCAACCTCAACCGCATCTTCGGGCCGGCCGATGCCCCCGCTCCCGCCGACTATCCCGGCGCAGCGCCACCGCCCCTCGGCATCGGCCCTCCCCTCGAACCGCCACCACCGGCCGCCCCAGTGCAAGGACGCGGCACAGCCGGACGGCCCGACTGGCGTAATGGCAAGGCCTTTGTCGACAGCAACAGGGCGAGGCAGGCCAAGGTGGTCATGCAGACCAACCCCAACGACGATACGCAGGTGGTGTTTCGGCAAAACTGGGACATATCCCCTGAGCCCGCCAAGCCGTTGCGGAAGTCAAAGGGCATCGGCAAAGAGCCACAGGTCTGCACGGCCACAGGTTGCCAGCGGGTCGCACCAGTCAAGCGGCGTTGGCCCCGCGGCGTCTGCCCTCAATGCTCCGATTCATACGGTCGCCACTCCATCACCCCCGGGTTGACTATGTGGCTGCAGACGCTGTTGGATGGGGGAGTCGTCCCGCTACTGCCACCTGGTGTATATGCGCTGGGGCCCGCTGTGTGGGGCCCAATCATGGAGGCCAACCCCAAGTGGAAGCCTTTCCGAGACGGCGCCCGCACCACCTGGAGCGCACCCATCCCCGCGCCGCAAGAGCCGCTCACTACAGTGGTCATGGCGGAGCAGGGCTTCCACGGGCGCAAGGACATGAACGCCAACAGTGCCCCACCACGATGTCGCAGCCAGGCCGCGGCCCTCCGAGGGCTCATGTTCCCCCTAGCCCCAAGCACCCCAGCCCGCACCCGAGAGCAGCTACAGATGGCGGCCAGGTACCGCCTGCTGGCCAAGCCCGATGGCTATAAGTGCTCGGGAGCCCCCAAGCCGGGGTTCTGGGCCGCCGTCAAGGACCTCTTCATGCGGCGCATGGACATCGCCCGCTGCGCCCTGCCCGGATTCGGCACTGAGGAGTTTCAGGTGCTCACGGCGGCGGAGTGGCGCAAGGGTTTCCCCGGCGCCAAGGCCCGCGAGTTCGAAAAGCAGATGGCCACTAACGAGCACAACACCTGCACGGCAGACCAGGCGGCCAAGTTCAAGGCCTTCGTCAAGCACGAGTTCGCACTCTGGGGGGATTGCGACTATGTCAAGATTCTGAGCGCTCTCAACCCCGACGCCCCCCCCAACAATGTCAAGCGGCCCGAAATGGAGCGACGCCTCGTCCGCGCCTGCATCGCCGTGGGGGGGGCTTGCGCCAACGGCCGAACGTGCGAGGCCTGCCTCACCCTCCTCAACCGCGATTGGGACAGGCCCATCGCCAACCCCCGGCTGATCTGCTGCCCGGACTGGAAGTCCCATGCCATATGCGGGCCCTTTTTGCGCCCAGCCTTGCACCTTTGCAAGAAGCAGGCCAACTACCAGAGCCACATGTTCTATGCCAGTGCCGATCCGGAGAGCATGAACGAGTGGGCCAACCAGTTCAAGGGCAACTACGGCAGCGAGATCACACCGCAGGACGACGCCGCTGAAGACTTCTACCAGCGAGTACCCTTGGTGCACAGCGGCAAGGCATACAGCAAGGCTAACCGCGCCCACGAGGCCGAGGAGAAGCCGCGCAAGGCGCCCGTGCCCACGTACCCTGGCATCCCCCATTTCGTCATGAATGACTTTTCGATGATGGATAATAGCTGCAGCCGAGATACTTTCCTATTCAACCTTTCGTTCTTGACGGTCATGGGGTATCCTGCAGCCGGTCGAGCGGCAGACGTGTGGTGGGCGTGGTGTCAGCCGGACGTCACGGTCGTCCTGCCCGACGGCACCACCCACCGAATGCGCCCCGGCTACGTGAACGCCTCTGGCCGGGATGACACCGCACTGATCAACTATATCGTCAATGCGGTGCTCTCCAGCCTGGGGTGGCTGTGCGTCTTCGCCGCGGAGAAAGGCCTGGATTGCAGCCTCAGTGGCGTCGAGGGCCTGAGCTCCCCGCAGATCGCGGAGTTCCGCCGGTTGGTCCGCATTGCCATCGTCGGCGACGACCAGCTGACGGCAGTGCCACCGGCCATGGCCAAGCAGACGGCGGTTGTCGAAGACCTGGCCGCGCAGGGCGGGTTCAAATGCAAGATCTCTTCCACGGACAGCTTCGAGAGCACTGTCTTCCTTGGCCGCCGGCCGGTTCCCGTGGCCGTCTACCGCCAGGGGAAGTGGGTGGCGGAGTATCAGTGGGCGTCGCAGGCCGGCCGAATGCTCTACAAGAGCGGCTGGCAAAAGAACCCAACCCCCGATGGGGCGTCCTGGATGAAGGGAGAGGGCTTTGTGGAATTCCTCATCAACGGGCACGTCCCCATCCTGCGGGCGGTTTTCAAGGCGACCCTCGCGGCACTGGAAGGGGTGAGCATGCGCCTGCCCGACGACTTCCGCATCAAGCCTGTTCCCGACGTTCGCCTGGCCACCCGGCCCACGGCTGAGACTTGGGATTGTATGATGCATGTGTACGGGATCACCCCCGCCCTGGCCTACGACCTGGAGGAGAAGCTGCTTCGGCAAGTGCAGGTCCTGCCCTGCTACGTCTCGCACCCCGCCCTCGACTGCATCTTCGCGGTCGACATGGGCGACTGCTAGCCACCTCAACGCCCC